TTTTGGTTCCGCTTTGTATATCCCATGCGGTCTTTCATTGAAAGTGGTCACGCTGAAATCGCCATGAATAAACTGCGCAGCAGTTTTATTCCCAACCATGTCGGATATGTTTATGAAGACATTTGCCGCAGTAAAATGTGGGAACTGAATGCGCAAGGTAAGCTACCCTTTTTGTTCGACCGTGTTGGCCGTTGGTGGGGCGGCAAAGACACCGAGATTGACATTGTAGCTGTCGACACGAATGACCGCAGTAATATCCTGTTTGGCGAGTGCAAGTTCCACCAAAACACTCAGATGCAGCTATCTGAACTACGCCAGCTAAAGGCAAAAGCAGCCGCTGTCCAATGGGGAAAAGAAAGCCGTACAGAGTATTTTATCCTCTTCTGCATCAGTGGATACTCAGAAGAATTGCATCGTTTGGCAGAATCTGACCCGCATATCATACTGGGTTAATATGTTTTGATTTCTGAAAAAAGCCGCCCACCAAATTATGTTGTGGGCGGCTTTTTTGGTTGTTAGTTTTCGAAATCTGGATTTTTCCAGACCGTTTTCTTTCCGTAATGGATATCCGAAATGTACTTGAACGGAATCTTATGCTGGTTTTCGAGAGCGGCATCGTTTTCCTCTAAAAATTCCTCAATGCGTTCCTCTTCACTACGCGGAGCAATGTTCCATGTATCGAGATATCCATCATACATGGCATCCAGATTGAAAATCCTGTCGACGGGATACTTGACAGAGTCAATTTCTCCGTTGACGTCCAAGCCAAGGTGGACGTTCTTATAGTTCTTGATGCTGTCTATTAAGGATTTGAATTTCCCTTCAGGAGTATCTGGATTGCTGTACTTTTTCACATACTCTTCCGTTAACTCCTCCGTCATGGCCAATGTAATCCAGAACTTAAGGCTCGCTTTCTCGATTCTCTTCATCGTCCGTTCAGCCCAGCCGGTGGGATTAGCAAGATAATCCACTACCAGTTCATCGGCATTTGTAGATGTCATGCCAAAGCAAAACCCATTTCCAATCTCATCGACAATGCTGTCAATAGGGCTGCGATAATTCTTATGCCCATTTATTATGCGACAGAAAGCGTTCTGTCGTGCTATCTTGTCGTAATAACCGCCCTTGAGAATTTTCTTCTTGTCTTCTTCCGTCACATTCTCTCGGAACATATCGAACAGCTTCTGTGCCATTTCCTCTATGACAGAATTCGAGGTAAAAGAAGAACGGCAGAAAATCGTTTTGAAGTCCTGTGTTTCATTGACGGTTTTGGCATTGTCGACAACGAGGCAAAGGAAGCGTATCTCCTGACTGAATGTTACGGGTTTATTTTCCCAGATTCCATAAAACCGCTGCCCGTACAACGCATCTACCTTGTGCTCGCCATAGGCGAGCGGCATGCGCATAAAACGGTAGTAGTACTCGGACAGCGCACCGGAATCAAGAATGATATTGCCTTCGAACAAAGGAGCGCCGAATTCGAGGGACTTTTTGAATACCTCGCGGTTGATATTGTTTGCCATGATATTTTTCCTCCCAAATATTTACTTCGTTAAGCCCTCGAATTTCGGATTTTTCCAGAGCACATTCTTCATATCCGAAGTATAGATTTCTCGGATATATTTCACCGGAATACGGGTTGCGAACTCGATATTGTGTTTTGCCAAGAAATTCTCGACCTTCTGTTTCTTAGAAGGACGCTTCTTAGCTACAAAAGTGCGGAGTGCCTCTTCGATGACAAGTGTATAGCTGGTCAAGTCACTTTCTACCGGATATTCCAGAGAAATTGTGTCTCCGTCAATTTCAATAAGAAGCTGAACATAATCGTGACCAGAAACGGAATGATACAGATTCTTGTAGTATTCTTCTTTTGTTCCGGGTACGCTATAAGAAGCAACAAGCTTCTGTGCAAGTCTTTCGGAATTCAAAATATTCGCACCCATGGAAGAACTGAAAGGGTTGAGTCCAATGCTTGGCAGCAGCTTATCAGCCTCATGGATTGTGCGTTCTGCCCATCCGGTAGGGTTGGCGAGATAGTCTACCAAGAACTTGTTGTATTTTGAGTACCATGGTTGAATACTTCTAAATATGGAGCAAACGATGACGCCATACACTTCATAGGGATTGTCATAATCTGGGTTGCCCTTGACTGCACGACAGAAAGCGATTCGATTTCCTTCGTAACGGCAGTACGCATCTTCTTTAGCCACTGGATTCATTTTGACAAGCTCATCGTAGAGCGCTTTTCCCATTGCAAGAATTGCATCGGTGTCGTCACAATCCTTATCGAAAAACATGTTGGAAAAAACTTTGCTGTAGAAATGAACATCAGAAGAATCCACAACAAATCCAAGATAAGTTTTTTGCGTGTCCGGCGCAGACTTGTATTGGCAGCTCAACACATCTACCTTGTGTTCACCCTGCGTTAGCGGAGTAATAAAGAATGTATAGGGGCCTTTACTAATTTTGCTTTTCGAGACAACGATTCCCTCAAATTTTGAAGCGCCGGTTTTGAGAAGCTTTTTAAAATCTTTGATAGTGATGTTGTTCATGGCGAATTCCTTTTCTGTTGTTTTTTTGTTATTCTTCGTTCCAGAACGTTTGGCTCCCATAATAGACTGCTTTTACACAGTTAATAGGGATTTTGTCATTCTGTTGACATAACGGCGTGCCATTTGCTCGATAACCACAGCATCACGGCCCACGCTTGTGCTGAACGCCGGACTCTTATCATCAATATAGAACTTATCAATCATCTTGATAGCATAATCTGCCCAGTCTTCAGGAGATTCCAGATAATGAATGAAGATGTCAAAGCATGGCTGAGTATCCGATGCTCGCGGCATAGGTGCCTGAACAACTTCTGCCAGATATGTCAAAGCACTCTTATAATTGTCATTCCCGCAGATAGCCCGCTGGAAAGCAATCTTTTGTGCGTTGGCAATATAGCAAGAGTTGTTTGCTTCCTCCTCCGTTTCAGGATTCATTTCGCACAGCTTTTCGTACAACAGTTGAGCCATCTTCAGATAAGTTTCCTTATCTGCATTCCCGGAATAATCGTCCGAGAACAGGTTGGCGTAATTGTGCGAATAGAAAGCTACATCACCTGCTTTAGAAACAAGGCCAAGATAAGTAAGCTCTTTTCGATAATTCGGCAGTTCGTTGTGCCGGAACTTCTGTCCGTACAAAGCACATACCTTTTCACTGATGGGCATTTTCACAAAATGATAATGCCCTTTGTTCTTTCCTGAGTCAGAAATGATGTCGCCATCAACAATCTTAGCTCCGGTTTTGAGAAAGATACTGAAATTCTTTTTGGTAATCTTGCTGATAGTCATATGACACTTTCCTTTCGCAATAAAAAAACACCGCCACAAGAAATGGCGATGCAACGATTTTGAATTGTTTATGTTTTTTATTTTTTTGATATCACCAGTATACTTACTTTGCAGCAAACTGCAACAAAAAAAGCCACCCGCAACGAGTACGGATGGCAAATAGTATTAGTTGTTGGAGGTCTCCGTGAACGACTCAATGATTCTTCCGTTTCGTTTGACAGCAGAGTAAACGATATCCGCCACATCATACGAAACGCTGGAATCGTCAGCATCGAAGTCGAGAGTGTCTCGCTGACCCTGATTGGTAATAATAGCATAGGTTTTGTCTACGCCGTCAGCGACATACTGCAGGGCTTCTTTCTTTGCTTTATCGAGGTCGTTAACCAAATACCGGTCCTCGTCATAATAGCCGCGCTTCTTATCGTAGACATTAGAGTAGCAGGCCGGATATTCGTCCTTGTCAACGACGACGCCAACGTCTACAAGATATGCGTTACTCATTTTCCTGCACCTCATTCCTCAATTACATGAACCATATACGAAACAGGCCCACTGAGCGCAGGGTCATTTTCGACAGTCATCGCCCAATCGTCGAAGAACGTGTCATCGTTGCAATAGCAGCTAATTTCCTTCTCATCGGAGTCGTACCAACGAGCCTGCGTCCAAGGGGTACCTTCAGGGTCATTGGCATGGGATTCAGGAGGGCAGCAAAGCATGATGTCTACATTTGTGCCGTTACGGAACCGGATATTGATGGAATGAGTTTCGTCTGCATCCCAGTCCAAATCTTTTCCGGAGAGCAAATCATTGATGACCTTTGTATCTTTGCGGTTGACTTTGACAGTTGCCTCATAAACAAGGCCAAAGCCGAAATGACAGAAACCGGTTTCATTGGAAAGATAATCACCGATAGCGTTAACGTCATCATGTACCTTATCAGGAATTACCATCTGGTTCGGAAGGTCTACTTCTTCGCCGTCTGTATCCCATTTGATGTTGGTAGCAATGCGTTTGCTCTCGAAAATGGTATCATGATGAGTTTCCCGCGAATAATGAATACGCTCAGAATCAACGCATACGGCGTTGGTATCTGTTTCAAAATAGCCTTCCTGTTCGCATTCGTAGCTGATGCTCAGAATACCTTCTACGCGCTTCTCAACCAAGTCGGGAATGGACAGTTCAATCATATCATGCGTGATATACCTAACATAAGTTTTGAACGCGGCGACTGCATCGGAAAAATTGTCGCGGCAAATATCCGTCGTCACAGTAAAGTTCAGGTTCTTCTGAGTGTCAGTAGAAAAGATGTTGTAGGCAAACACTACATCTACGGAAAACTTATAAGTGTTCTTTTTCATAAAAATTTCTCCCTTTGTTAGGCCACGCCAAGCATCATCGCATTGATAGTCATGGCCAGTTTTTTTGATTTTCTAAAAAACGGTTCAAGTCATAAAATTCCAGTTATTGCCCAACCATTCATACCAGCCTGTGGTGGAGGAGGGACGATTTTTGCTGTCCGCGCAGATATGATTCAGCAGCATTGCCAAGTTAAACTTATCCAATGTCCGAATCATTTCGAGATTTGTCTTATCAGACTGCACGATTGTCATGTCAACGTCGGTTTTCGTCTTGATGTACGACACAGCATCGCCCATCGTTTTGAAAAAAATTCCGCAGACCGGGGTAAAGTATCCAATCTCGATGGAAAGCTCTGCCAAAAGACGGTAGCTGTCAGCAGTGTTCGTCCTCTGGAAAAGTTCATCGAACTGAGCGCGAATTTTCTTCTCATCGTTTTTTCCAATGTCATTCAGGTCGAGGATGTATTCCTGAACAATGAACCCATTATTAGATTTCGTGGGAGCATATGCTTTGTAACAGGATGCATCAATCTGTTTCATGACAATCGGAAAGTCATGGGAAGACGTGGAATAGAGACGTGCTTTATCGACTTCCTTTTTCAGTTTTTCCAGCAGCTTTTCAAGAACAGCCTTGAGACATTCGGCTTGCTGATGGCAGGAATCCACTTCTGTCTGGAACATACCGGTGTCATCTTTGAGCCGCCCGGTTTCCCAAGCTTTGTCAAAGACGCACTTGAGTTTCTGGAGCTCGGTTGCATCCAAGTTGTTGTATTTCCCAGCCTTCGTTTCAGCCTCAAAAATGGCGATTGCTACACACACTTCACTGTACGAATCAATCGTCAACTCAAGGTCCTCCAAAAAGAGTTTCTTGTTGATGGAGTAATTGACGTTGATGTCGGTAACGCGCAAGGTTACGGTTTTTGCTTTTTCTTCGACATCGAACCCCATTTCCCGGCAAATATCCGGGAACTGTTTCAGATACATCATAGTTTCATCTCATACTTTCTCGGCGATATCCTCGCCGTATACTACATTCAGACCAGAACCATTGTCCCAATTAACCAGTAATGAGCCGGTATCATCGACGTCGTAAACTGTGCCGAGAGTTCCAATGGGCGGTGCCTGA